CGGTGCAGGCCCGTAATGATCACCGGGCCGGCGCCGGACGCCTGTATGCGGTGCGTGCCCGCGACGGATGAAGTGATCACGTCGCCGGCCGACGCGGTCGAGTGCAGGTCGTGCAGGACGGTGCCAGCGGTATTCACCGTCTTGTACGTCGTGCCGTTGAACTTGAACAGGATGTCGCCGCCCGACGGGTCACGATCGTAGAAGACGTCGACGAACAGGAATAAGCCGGTGAACTCGATGTATTCCCCTGGTGCCAGCACCAGGGCGTGTGCCAGCGGGCCCGCAGTTCCGGGCGTATATGCGCCGCCGAGGGTCACGCTCGGATCGTTCGAGTCGAAGAAGTTGGTGATCAGTTCCCAGTCTGCCGTCCCGCCCTGCAGATAGTTGAAGTTGCGCCGCAGTTTCGTGAACCAGGTTTCGTCGGCGTAGTAAGCGTCTGCAATGCTGTCGCCGATCAGGGTCATCTGCTGCAGGGCACCGCTGATACGCACCAGCTTCTGCAGCAGCTTTTTCACGGTGTTGAGCTGGGCGGGCGCGAGCGGGATCAACAGGCGCGCATCGCCCGCCATGACGACGCCCTCGCCGTACAGGTCATCCACCTCGACGCCGGTGGTTTCGTATTCGCCCGCCGGCACGAGGCGGCGAGTGGACTCACTGGCGGCGAAAGCGGCGGTGTTGTCGACGCCGACGGCGGGCTCCGCATCGTCGTCCTGCACCGCGGCGGGCAGCCGCGCCGCGAGAAACTCGCGGAACAGCGGCTTATCTGTGCTCAGCGCGTCGGGCAGCACATCGCTTATGTCGGCCATTGTTGCCTCCTTCTGTTATTGCGCCGGCGCCGCAGGCTCGTCCGCAGCGAGAGCATCCATGTCGTCGAGCAGCGCGTCGCAATTGGCCACGCCTTCGCTGAGCGCTTTCTTCGTGCCCTCGACCTGCTCGCGCGTGATGCGCTCGAGCTCGGGCTCGAGCTCGGCGCCGTTGGCCGCGTCGTAGCGGCGCACGCCGAACGCGAAATGGTTCTTGCCGAGCGCCATCAGCCTGACGGCGCCTTTCTCTTTGAGCTCCATGTACCGGCCGACTTCCATGTCCGACTCCTTTCTTAGTGAAGCCGCTCGAGGCGGGCGAGGCGTGAATCGAGATCCGCTACCACCAGGCAGAGCGGCGCGACGAACTGCGAGTACTGCACCCAGTCCGGCGAGCCGTCGCGGCGACGACTGATGAACCGGCCGTCGATCTGCGCGACCTGTTCCGCGGCGAAGCCGATGTGCTCGGTCAGCGGGTTGTCGTGGCCCGAGCGCGACTGGTAGCGGATGGGCTCGCTGTTGAGCACGACGTTGCGGGCTTCGTCGAGCGGCAGCGGTCCGAGCAGGCGCTTGAACGCGAGCGACGATGTCGAGCGCAGCAGGCTGTTGCTCGCCCCGTTGTCCAGAAAAGCGTTCGCCGCCGAGGCCGTGGTGCCGACATTGGGAAACGTCGCCACGCCGCTCGAGGCGACCGTGAACTGCGCGGTCGTGCCGCCCGGGCCGAACGAGAACGTGCCACCCTTCGCGCTGATATATGAGTTGAACGCAACGTTGTCGGTGAACCCGAGCGTGCAATCGGCACCGCTCGCGCTCGAGCCAACGCGCGCGACGATGTTTGCGAAGGTGGTCGTGCCGGTGAGCGTGCTGTCGTACACCTCGAGCTTCACGCCAGGATTGACTGAGATACCGATCTTGCTGCTCGCCTGCACGACGATCGAATCGATAAGCCGCCCGTTGGTCGTGCCTAGGGGAAACGTTCCCGAGGTGAGCCGCGCCCCGTTGTCGAGCACGACACCCTTGCGCGCCGCGCCGGTTGTGATAGTGAAATGCAGGTTGTCGGTCAACGCCTCGACGGCCATCGCTTCGGGCGTCGTCATGAGCGGTCCAGATGTGAACTTGATCGGCGCCGAGCCCGCCGCAGTGGACCCCGCGGCTATATGCACGGTGGCAGACGGTCCGCTGACGCCGCCGACACCAATTGACGCGCCGCTGATCACGAGGTTGGCGCTGCCGCCCGCCGCGTCCGTGCCTGAACCGTACAGCACCTGGTTGGCGGTGAGCGTGTCGGGCAGCGTGAGCGTCGACTGCACCCAGTTCGTCCCGTCGCCGCGCTGGAATGCACCTGTCGCCGCGGTGTTCGGCGCCGTCGGTGTCGACCAGGTCGGCGCACCGCTCCCGCCGGAGCGCAGGATCTTCCCCGCCGTGGGCGTGCCACCAAGCACCGCCAGCGCGCTCGCCCCCGAATAGACGACACCACCATTGCTCGCGGTGAGCGCGGCCGCGGTGCCCCCGTTGGCGAGCGGCAGGGTGCCGGTGACCTTGGTGCCGAGGTCGATCGAGCCCGCCAGCATGGCGTTGGTGACCACGCCCGCCGCGATCGTCGTGCCGAACGTGCCGGTGCCCGAGCCGGTGACGTGGCCCGTCAGGGTGATCGTTTGGTCTCCGGTGTTGGTGCCGCTGCTGGTGCCGGAGAACGTGCCGCTCTGCGTGGCCAGCGTGCCGAGCCCCAGCGCCGTGCGCGCTGCCGCAACGTCAGCGAGACCGGCGAGGTTGCCGGCCTTGGCGAGATAGTCGTCAGCCGACTCCAGCGCCATCGATCCGAGGTCGCCGACGCCCACGCGCGTGCCGTTGATGATGGCGGTGATGCTGCCCATGCCTATCAGCGTCGCTCGATCAGCCATCACTCATCCCCACCGCCGCCGCCGTCGCCATCGCCACCGTCACCATCGCCGCCGCCTCCGCCGCCGCCGGCTCCGCCGGGCGTGCCCACGGTGATCGCCTCGGTGGTGTTCGAGACGTTGCCGTCGACGTTCACGCTGCGCAGCCAGTAATACGAGTCGTCCCCGACATCGAGCACGGAAGGCCCCCCGGCGGTGACTGGGACGGTCGTCGCCAGCGCCGCCTCCGCCAGACCCCCGATGCCAGCGAACACCTGCACCTCCACCGCGCCCGCGCCGTTGGTCCACGCGATGCGCGTCGGCGCGTCCAGCCCCAACCCCGTCGGCATGTCCGGCGCGAGGTTCTCCGTGAACGCGCCGGCCACGCCGCCACGCGTCACCGCGCGCGCGCGGATGTCGATCGCCTGGTCCTCGACGATCGAGATGAGCTCGGTGTGGATGCGGCCGGTGCTGCTCCACGTCAGGACGCCGACGCGGCGGAACTCGACGTCGTAGCCTTCCCACCAGATCGACTTGACCGCGCCGATGGTCGCGTTGACGCGCGAGTACATCGGCATGGTCGGCGTGTCGACAGTCACGGCCGCAGGCGCTGCGATCGCGCTCGGGTCCGGCAGGACCACGCCCTGCTGCACGGCGCTGTCGCGCTCCTCGGTTGCGTCCCATTCGTAGACGGCCGCATCGTCCTCCTGCAGCGTCAGGTCGACACCACCGTCTTCGGCCAGCGCCCAGCCGACGACTCGGAACTGCTTCTGCGACCAGTTGTAACGCCGGCTTGAGATGAACACGCCGTCCCACACCTGGAGACGCATCGCGGTGAGCTTGGCGGGAAAATTCAGCGTACCCTGGCGCCGGTTGAGCTCGAGCGCGATCTTTTGCAACCGCTGGACGGCGCGCGCGCTCGTGGTGAAGGGAAAGCGCGCGTCGTGATAAAGCTCCTCGCCCGCATCTTCCGCGAGGTAGGTCGCGCTTTGCAGCGGCGGCGCATCCACCGGTTGCCAGTTGGCGTCCGGGTTGACGTAAGTCGCGCGCACGCCGTTGAAGCGGTCGCGCATCGAGCGCTTCGGCATCCATTCCAGTGCGCCGCGCAAGTCATCATCATCGAGCGTGATCACCGGTGCGGCCGGGGCGCCGGCGTATATGAACCACTTGCCGCCAATATAAACAGCCACGCCGGCCATTGCCGATAGCAACTGCTCGAGCACCTTGCCCTTGGATGCGTCGAGCGTCCACATGCCGTTGAGCTTGTAGCGCGCCTCGTCGTAGTAAGTGACGGTGAGCGTGCCGGTGCCGCCGCTTGTCGGTGTTATCGCGGTCCCCGCGATCGCGAGCGCGGCGCTGGCCGCGAACTTGACATCGCCGCCCGTCGCGGGGATCGCGTAGTACGTCGTGTCCGCGGCGAATCCGCCGGGCAGCGTGCCGCTGCTGGACAGGCGCACGCCGTCGCCCACGTCGAGCACGCGCGCGCCCTCGGACGGCGTGAACGCGCCGGTAAACGCGGTCGGGCTGCCTCCCACCTCCACGATGAGCAGCGTCGTCGAGCCCGCCGCAACGCGCACGCGCTCGTCGCAGACGTTGGCGGCGGCGATGACGCTGGCCTCGTCGAGGTCATCCCACGCGAGCGCCATGCCCCAACGCGCTGTAAACCAACGCGCGATGAACAGCGAGGTGTTGTTGTGCCACGCGACCGCGCCGGTACGCGGGTCGTAGATGTCGTCGACGCCCTCGACGATCGCCGAGATATTCGGCACGCCGGCCGAGTAAGCGGCTGGCTCCCACGTCAGCCGCGTCGCCAGATAGGCGCGCCCGCGAAGGCGGTGATCCTCGCCCCAGTCCGGGTCGCCGATCTCGGCGACGAAATCAGCATCGGCCGCCTGGTCGGCGGCGCCGAGGTGGCGCGAGATCCGGTGCACGATCGCGTACTTCGGCAGCGTGACAGGGTCGTCGAAAAAGAAGACGTCGCCGATCGAGCGCACAGCCGTGCTGCTGATGCCGTGCACGAGATAAAGGTAGCCGTTGGCCTTGTCGTTGCTGTCCGGCCGCGTGTGCACGAACACGATCACGCCGCTGGTCTTGACGCGCCCACCGATGACCTGGTGCGGCGCCACCGGCTGGCGAATCGCCTGCGTGCGGCCGGCGCCTGCTTGATTGAGCGCAGAGCCGGGATCGGGATTGTCCGGCCGCGGCGTCAACGCCCGCGTCACGACTGCGCCGACTACGGCGCCGACCACCTGCGCCACGAGCGTCGACGCGATGAGGTAAGTGCCGACCATTTCTGCCGCAGCGTAGGCGGCGATGGCGGCTATTGCAGGGGGCACGTCAAACGCTCCATGCGATGCGCACATTGCGCATCGGCACCGTCATCAGACCAGCCGGCGTGACAAACGCCGCCTGCGCGCCAATGCAGACGCCGAGAGACGGCTCAGGCACATGGGCGAGCACGAGGTCCGCGCGCTGCGCCTGCCTCACCTCGACACGCAGCAGCACCGCGTCGACGCTGTTCTCCAGCGAGCCCTTCCACGCGAATGGCAGCGCCCGCCCCTGCACCACCTGTGCACACGTATGCGCGAAGCGCGCGCAATTCCACTCGCGCGCGGCATACGGCCGCAGCGACGCCTCGCGCATCACGGCGATCAGCCGCGACTCCCAGCCGCGCGCGCGCGTCACTCGCGGCCCCACTTCAGTTGCGTGTCCTGCAGCGCGGCGACGGCGTCGCAGCCCTTGTCTCCGGGGTAATCCGCCCGTTGCTGCTCGGCAGTCCAGCGCCGAGCCAGGGTGCGTTCGAGGTCGATCTGCTTCGACTCGCAGCCCAACAGGGCTGACGCCTCGGCGCCCTCTATCAAGCGCATCGTGTCGACGATGCCTTTGAAGATGCGCAACGGCTGCCCGACCAGGGCACGCCCCCGAAGCGCGGCATACCACACCTGGACGGGGCGGCCTTGCCAGTCCTCGTTATTCGCAATCGCCAGCACCTGCGGGTCGCACGCGGACAGCTCGAGCGTCATGCCGACCGCGCGCAGTTCGGATGTCTCTTCGATCGCACTGATCTTGCCGATCTGTCCGCGCCCAGTGGCGCCGCCGTCGCCGGCGCCGGTGAAGGCATTTCCTTCCCATGCCAGTTCGCCGACCCCGGTCCACAAGCGAACCGGGCCGGAGTCGAACATGATCTCGACAAGACCGATAGGCGCGATTACCTCGGCCTGGACTACGGCCGCGGTGTCGACGTGCATGTCCCTCACGCGAAGGCCTCGATCAGCGCGACGGTGTACTCGTACACGCGGTTCACGTCGACGGTGCGTCGCGGCTGGTCGTCGTCAGCCATCTGCATCGGCGTGCTCGGCCGCGTCACCGTGACGACCGCACGGTGCGCCGCGGCCGTCACCAATCCCCTGTTGAGCGACAGTAAAGAGCGGTTGAGCGCGCTCGCGAGCGGCGCATCTGCGGTGAGCATGTAGAGGTATCCGCCGATGCCGATGTAATCGCCGGCAAGAAGCTGCGACGTGCCCGCCGGAAAGCCGCGCACCAGCACGGACTCGGTGCCGACGGCGTGCACGCCGTAGACAGTCAGGCCGCTCGATCCACCACTGAAGCCGGTGTAGATCGTCGGCGAGCCGCCGCTGCTGAACTTCGTGATGCCGCCGGGCGAACCGGGCGTGTTGAAGTAGGTCACCCCTATAGACGAGAGGTCCAGCGCGGTGCCGAGCGGCGTCGGCCGCGCGAAGTCCCACACGTTCGCGGTGAGCTGCTGGCCTTTCAGCTGTGCGAGCAGCGCCTCGAACCGCTGCGCCTTCGCGCGTGCGAACCGGAAAGCGCCCGTCCCCACCCACCGCGCGCCCTGACGCGCCAGCACCTGGCGGCTGCCGGTAATGGGAGAGCGGAACACGCTCGAGCGGTTCTGCAGGTAGAAATCCCAGCGGTACGGAATGAGATCGACCGGCCATTCCATCAACCACCCACCCGCCGCCGCTGCGCATCACGCACGAGCTGATACGTCGCGCGCGTGTGCGCGTCGAGCTTGGCCTCGATACGCGCGACCGACATCGGGTCGACGCCGCTGAAGTCGTTGTGCTGGATGATGGTCACGCCGCCCGAGTCGTCGCGCTGGTTACGCGGCGTGATCTTCTCGCCCTCGTGAATCAGCGCGAGACCGGTGCGCGGCACGTAGTCAGTTCCGACGTCGTAGCTCGGATACAGCCCGGCAAAGATCGATGCGGTGCTCGACTGTGCTGCCTGTGACCACTCGGCACCACGGCCGCCGCCGAACAATCCTGTCACCAGGCCGACGAGGCCGCCAGCGCCCATGAGCCCGCCGCCGCCGGCGCCGCCCTTGCCCAGCAGGCCGCGAGCGAGATCCTGGTTCTGCAAGTGCAGCAGCTGCCGGCCGAGATCGGTGAACATGCTCGTCAGCGCGTCTTTCAGCGATTTAGTGCGGCCGATCGAGGCATCGAGGAAGCCCACAAGCCCATCTTCGAACACTGCGCGCGAGCGCTGCCCGACGAGATCGACCGAGGCCGCGAGGTCGTCGATGCGCGCGCGGAACTGCTCGACCGCGGCCAGCATTTCGGGCTTGTTGGTCTGTTGCGCGACGGCGGCGAGCGCGTCTGCCATGCTGCGCAGCTGGTCGAGCTGTGCGGCGCGCGCATCACCCGTGCGCTTGAGCGCTTCGGTGTCGGTGATCGCGCCACTCTTGCGCAGCGACTCGATCATCGACTCCTTGGCCGCGAGAATATCGAGCATCGCGCTCGATTTGGTCTGCGACTCCTGGAATTGCGCGTTAAGCACCAGGCGATCGCGCATCGCTTCGAGGTCCGCGCGGGCCTCCGGGAAAGCGCCGCGATTTTGATCGGCCGCGCGAAAGAGGGACTTGTTCTGCAGGTTGAACTGTCCGGCCGCGGCGGCGGCGAGCCGCCCCTGCTCCTGCGCGAGCTGCAGATTCACACCATTGAGCGCATCCTCGAGCTGCTCGGTCGCGATCTGCTGCTTCATCGTGGTCTCAACGGGCAGGAACGCCAGGCGCTTGTAGAGCTCTTCGCGCTTCGCGAGCTCGGCGTTCAGCGCGTTCTCTGCCTCGATCCGCGCCGAGGGCTCAGCGATAAGACCGGGCGTGCGCAGGTTCTCGAAGAGCTTCGCGATATTCGCGCTCGACGCAGTGACTTCGGCCTCGAGCCCGGCGCGCTGAATCTCCTGGCGCGTTCGAAAGTAATCAGCGATCGAGATCAGCGACTGGCTCTGGTAAAGCTCGAGCACTTCCGTGCGGCGCTGGCCGATCGCCTGCTCCATTGCCACTTGCTGCTGACCGAACGCCCGAGTCGAGCTGAGCCACGCGCCCATTGTTTTTTGCGCGTTGGCGAGGATGAGCGCGCGGCTTTCCTCCCGGCGCTTGTTTTCCGCGGCGACCTCAAGTGCGGCGCGCTCCCCCGGCGATTCACCGGCGACATCGCCCGTCTTTTTCGGGATATCCATGCCGCGGAAGCCGGCCGCAAAGAGCCCGATCGCCTTGAGCTTGTCGACCCAATCACCATCTTCGATGATGCGCTTCATGTCCTTGAGGCTGTCGGTCAAAAACCCTCGGAATCCTGAAGCCCCGGACACCGCCTGAGTGCGCGCCAGCGCTTGAAGAAACTCATTCCAAGCCTTCGTCGTGTCCGTGGTGCTTTTGGTGAGCCCGGTGTTCATCTGCTCCGCGAGCCCCTGCACGCGTGATTCCACGATCTTGAGAATCTCGGCTTGCGCACTACCGAGATCCCCGATCTGCTCGAAGTGAGCGATGGTTTGCAGTTGGAGCGGATTCAATTTACCGATCTCCTGCTGCAAGCCGCGCAGGCCACCGGAGGGCGACGCCAACGACTGCCCGAGTTTTTGCGAGGCACCCGCAACGTCATTGCCCATCACGCCGGCGAGATCGAGCGAGTCCTTCACCGCGCGCCTGAAGACGTCCTGCTGGATGTTGCCGAACTTGAGCAGCGTGGCCGCGACACCCTTCACCGCATCGTCGTCAGCGAGCGTCGAGTGCGACAGGCTTTCGGCCATCTCCTCGATCTCGCGTTTGGTGACGCCGGCGGCGTTGCCGGTCGCGCGCAGCACGCCGATGATGCGATTGTTCGACGCCTCCCATTCCTTGCCCTTATCGATGATCGTGTTGATGCCTTCGAGAATCTCCCGGCCGACAAAGCCGCCGGCCGCGATCGTCAGGATGTTTTTCGCGTTGCGGCCGAAGCCCTCGAGCATGTGCTGCGCCTTGCCGAGGTCGCTCGACAGGCGCGCGACGTTGGCGGCGAGGTCGATCGTGAGGCCGCGCAGTGTGCTCATCGCTTTGCTCGCTTGGTAAACGCCTGCTTGATCGCCGCGATCAGCGCTCCGGGTTTCGCGACCGGCGCCGGCTTAGCAGCGGTGACGCCCGGCATGAAGTCGGAGGGCTTTAACATGGGGTCGCTTTCCTTACCGCGCTTCGAGTTGTAGATCGACGATGCGACGATGCCGGAGCGCAAGTACGCGCCGGCCTCGCCGAAAGGCTCGACGACCATGTACGCCTGCAGCTCGGTGATCTGGCGGCTGGTGAGCGCCGCCAGCATGTGATCGGGGTGCGGGTAGCCCAGCGCCAGCGCTAAACGGAAGTAGAAGAGCCGCTGAGGCCGGGCGCGGAGTTTCCCGCCAGGTCCGCGACGTCCTTGGCGCCGAGCCCGTTGATGCGCTGCGCGACGGTAAAGACGCGATCGAGCGCCGCCGCGCTCTTCTCGCCCAGGGCGGCGATGTCGGCCTCAGTAAAGACGAGCTTGCCGTCGTCGCCGACGACCGTGCGCGCGATCAGCTTGGCGCGCACGTTCGCCATGTCCTGCCGCCGCTCTTGGCCCTCGCCGACGAAGAGCGAGGCTTCGAACGCATCGCGCTCGGTGCCCGTGAGCATGCGCACGGCGACTTCGCCGCCCCACTCGGGAACGGCCACCGGCTCGGTCCGCAGGTCTTTCGCGTTGAGGATCTGGTCTCGATTAAGCATGCGCTTCACACCCAGTTGACCGCGCCGTCGACCTCGAGCGAGACCGAGGCTTTGACGACCTGGTCTACGGCGCCCTGGATGCGAAACTGCAGGACGTAGCCGTAGAAGATCAGTACCGTCGCGACGGTGTCCGTCAGCGTCAGCCTGAACTCCTTGCGAACGCGCGTTGCGCGCGCATCGCGCAGCGCCTGGTGCGCCGCGTTGTCCGGGTCGAGGTTCATGTCGAACGTGAACTGCCCTTCATCGGCGAGCCCGATGAGCTTTTCCTTGGCGGTCGAGTCGAGGTTGCTCACATCGATTACCGCGGCGGAGCCGCCGGGCCCCTGGAAACCCGTCACGTTGCCGACGTTGGTGAAAAGAGACGGGCTGCCGCCGTCGGACATCGCGAGCACTACGCCTTGCGACTGAATGGCCTTTGCCATGGTGTTTCTCCTTTAGGAAAGCCGATACCAACACGAGAAATCGCGCGTGACCCGATGCCGCCGCGTCTCCGGCTCGTAGTCCTGAAAAATGGACAGCGGCACCGCGGCGAACGTCGCCGCGGGTGTCTTCATGCGCACGCGCACGAGCTCGCCGGTCTCTTTGGCGCCCGCGGCAGTCTTCGCCCACACGTCGACCTGCACGACGACGCGATTGAGCGCCCCGTCCTCGCCGTCGAGGTCCGTCTGCGGCTGGTCGGACGGCACGGTGTAGGTGATCGCCGGCAGGCCTTCGCCTTCGCCGAGCGGCTGCGGCGCGATGCGGTCACCGACGGCCGCGGCGAGCGCGGCATCGTCCTGCAGGTGCCGCTTCAGATCGGCCTCGAATGTCACTTGGCGTTCAACCGGTCGATGCCCGCGTTCAGGCGCTCGGTGAACGCATCGATGATGCGGTCGACGTTGTCGTCGAACGCAGGGCGCAGGAACGGCTGCGCCGGCATTTTGCTCGTGCCGAATTCCGGAAACCGCCAATAGAACGCGTCGCTCGTGCTGGCCGCGCCCTTGGCGCGCGCGCGCCGTTTGAGCGCAGCGACCTGTTTCCCGGTGAGCTTGCGCACGCCGACCGATGCGCGAATCATGAAGGGGTCGTTCTCGACGATGCGCTTGACGATGTTGCGCTGAAGGTTCCCGCGGATGCGCCGCGCATCAGGCACTTTCAGAACCGGCGCGCGGGCAGCAGCCGCCGCACGTACGACCTCGGCGCCCGCCTGCACCCCAGCCTTAACCTCTTTGAGCCGCAGCTCTTCTGGAAACCGCTTAAGGTCGTCAATCAACGCCGACAGGCCGTCGATCCTGATTTCGACGTCGTCAGCCATCGTTTACCCCCTCGGCGCACTCGAGCTCGAGCTCACGACGCTTACCGCTGCGATCAAACGGCGGCACGAACAGGATGTCGTAATACAGACCGTTGTGAACCACGCGCATTTCTGCGGTGATGCTCGAGCGCCAGCGTATACGCCAGAGCCCGCGCACCTCCGCGTGGCGCTCCTGCGCCGCGAACAGAG